CTATTGGATTACATCCAAAAGCAATAACATGTTTATCAACATCAGATACCATAACTTGTAGTGCTACTGTAGGAACATTACTTGCTCCACTTAAACTACTTATATTAACTGCTCTTGTGCTATTTCCTGCTGATTCATCCCAATAATAAATGCCGCCATTTCTAACATTTGCTATAGCATCATCACCAAAATTATCTAAAGACCATAATCTTAATTGATTAGTTACACTTAACGTTGTTGCTGAACCCCATGTAGAAGCTCCCCATGTTCCTGATCCCCAACCTGTTGATGATACATAAACATCTAAACCTGTATTAATTTGATAAGCACCATCTACTCCAGAGCCACCATTGCCAGAGTCAGAACTATTTGCTGTTGCAGTAGCTGTAAAAGTATAAGTATTTACTGTAGGTACTGCAGTTATTTGATATTCTTGATTTAATACAGTAGCAGTAATGTTACCACCTAAACTTACAGCCTCTGAAAAAGTAACAAAATCTCCAAGAACTGCACCATGATCGCTATCAGTAGCTGTTATTGTTGTACTACCATTTGTTGCAGCAAAAGTAATTCCATTAGTTGTAGTAGCTCTAATAGGAGTTATATCATAAAAAGCATTACCTTGTACTATGTATAATTTTTGATGGGTTCCAGCATTAATGTAATTAGTACCACTAGCTGCTCTATATACATTAAGTTTTCTACAAGTGCCTATAAAACTATCATTTGTATACTTACTCCAACCACCTATTCTTTCAGGTCTACCTTTTCTAAATCTAACTTTGTCTGCGTCAAACCAGCCGCCTTCGTTACTATAATTAGTACCTTCTTTGTTTATTCCTGGTTTAAATACATATTTGGCTAATGGCATTAATTAAACCTCGTGCCATTCCTTGCCTGCAAAAAGTAAAGCTTCTGCTTCTCTACGTCTTATAAGACCTTCTAATACTTTACCATTGGCTTTATTCCATCTTTTAATTTGTTCAGGAACATTTTCATAATCACCTGCATTTAAAACTTTTAACATAGTAGATGAATTTAAGTTGCCGCCACCAAGATTAAATGTCCAAGATACTAATGCATCATATTGATTTTGACTTAAATTAACTGACACTGCTTTATCAACTATATCTTCAAACTGAGCTATATCTTCTAATAATAATTCTTCTGCTCTTGATTTAGATATAGACATACCTTTTTCAATACCATGTGTTGATCCATAACCTATTGTCCAAACTCCTGCTGCACATTTATAACTATCTAATTCACAACCTTCAAATTTTTTAATAAGTGATAAACCTTCGTTTGATATGTTCATATCTTTACTCCTCTGTATTTGTAGTAACTGTTTTATAATACACAACAACTTCTTTAAGTTCATTTATATATCTCTTTAATTCTTGCATATTGTAAGCCATGACTTCGTAATCAGGTATTGTCATTGCAAGAAAAACTAATTCACCTTCTTGTTCTTCTATCATTGCAAGTTTGTCTTCCCAATTATCAGGCGTAACAACTATCCACATAGGTTCTTGTAAATCAATTTCTCTAGGCATAATAGGTTGCACTATTTTTCTGTCTAGCGGTTTTGCTGTTACTTCTATTTGTTTAGTCGGAATCAGGCTGCAACTGCAGACCATTATCAAGATCATCAACTGTACTGCTGAGTTTCTCAATATCTTCCATGATATGTTTTGTGCCATTATTTATTTTCCTTTCCATTTCTATTGGGTCAGCTAATATTTTAGCCGCCAGTTCATAGTTCTGTATAAATTGTGTATATCTATTTAACTCTTTTTGTGCTGCTTGGCTTTTAAGAGTTAATTGATTTAACTGACCTGTTTGTAATTCAAAGTCTGCTTGTATTGATTGAATTGCTTCTTCTTGAGTAGCTATAGCATTTTCTAAAATTAAGTTATTAGCTGTAAGAGTTTTATTTTGATTATATAAATAATATGAAGTAAAACCTAAAGTTAATATAATTGCTAATAAAAATTGTTGCATTAAACATCCTCAATAATGTAGTTAAGCCCAGCTGCACTTCTATATTCTACAAGTTTGTTATTTTCATCACGAAACTTTAAATGATTTTCTTTTTGTGTAATTATTTTTTTTGATATGTAAGTTCTATCATCTGCATCACCATATTCTTTATTAAAAGAAACTGTAATTTTATATCTTGTTTTAAATAACTCTAAAATCCAATTTAAAATTAATTTTAGTTCCATGTATATACCTGCAATGGTTTAGACTTGCCTTTAACCTCTATTGGTTTTAATAATTTTAACTTAAATTTAGATTTTTTGGCAGTTTCTTCGCCTATTAATGTTCCTACTCCTGCAACTTTTGTACTTGATTCTAACCTTGCAGCAACATTACATGGATCACCTATAAGAGAAAATGCAAATCTATCAGTAGCTCCAAAATTACCAGCAATACATATACCGCTGTTTACTCCAATACCAATAGCTATTTCAGGTATGCCTTCTTCTTTAAATTTAATATTTAACTGGTCAATATTTTTTTCTATTTCTTTAGCTGCTTTTAATGCTAGGTTGTGATGATCATCTTGTGGAATTATTGTATTCCAATGAAACATTCCAGCATCACCAATAAATTTATCAGTACAACCAAAATATTTATTAGCTGCTTTTACTTGGACATCTAATACATTATTCATAATGTATGTAACCATTTCAGGTTCTACTGATTCAGATAAACTAGTAAATCCTCTAAGGTCTGTAAATATAATACTGCAATCAACTCTATTGCCATTTACTTTACAAAGTTCTGGATTATTTTGTAATTTCTTAACCATTCTAGGATCAAGATATTTACCAAATTGTTTTTTTACTTGTTGTCTTAATTTATATTGTTCTCTAAATCTTAAATAAAAAGCTATTGATCCTGCAATAAATTCTGATATTAAAGTCCATGTAACATCTATTAATAAACCTTTTTGTATAAAGTAATATCCACCTAAGGCTGTTAAAGACATTAAAACTGTAGCTATACTTATACCAAGGGTAATGCCAAAAGAATTCAATACAAGCCATATGAGAGCTACAAAAATAATAAAAATACTTAATTCTGC